CCCACAGCGGCACACGCGAGCAGAGGCCGCCGGCTTCCTCGACGTGCGGAGATGCGATGAAGCAGATCGTGATTGCCCAGCGCGGCTGGGTGTTCGTCGGCGATGTCGAGCGCAGCGGCGACGACGTGACCATCACCGATGCGCAGTGCATCCGGCGCTGGGGCACCACCAAGGGCCTCGGCGAGCTGGCCTGCGGCGGCCCGCTGCGCAGCACCGTGCTGGATGACCTGGGCACCGTGCGCCTGCACGCGCTGGCCGTGGTCGCCGCGATCGACTGCGAGGCCGACAAGTGGCCGGCCGCGCGCTGATCGACGCAGAGGCCGTGGTCGTCGGCTACGGCTACGGCGACGGCTACGGCTACGGCTACGGCGACGGCTCCGGCTCCGGCGACGGCGACGGCTACGGCGACGGCTCCGGCGACGGCTCCGGCGACGGCTACGGCTACGGCTCCGGCTCCGGCGACGGCGACGGCTACGGCGACGGCTCCGGCGACGGCTCCGGCTACGGCGACGGCTACGGCGACGGCTCCGGCGACGGCTATTGACCAACCACCATGCCGCACCCCGCGGCTGGGAGACGACGATGAGACAACCCGACCCCGCCACCGTGGCCGCCGTGCACCTGTGTGGCATCGACTGGACGTGCAGCTTCGACGGCGCCGGCCGCGTGCAGCAGGTCAGCATCCGCGGGCAGTGGATGCCGGCGCGCGCCACGCTGCGCGACAGCATCTGCGATGCGCTGGAGCTGGCCTATGCGGAGATGCCGGCATGAGCGGCGCCCGCATTCCGCACTCGTTTCACCGCGACGGCGTCTACTGGTCAGCGATCTGCACCGCCAGCATGCAGCGCGAGCGCGGCACGTGGCGAGTGCTGCTGGACCTGCCGCACGTGGCCTTCGGCGACCGTTACCCGGTGCTGCAGGCCAACGCCGTGGTCGACGACTTCGGCACCCTGGTGCTGCTGGCCAACGACGACGGCAAGGTGGTGTTGTCGTGAGCGGCGGCCCTTGCATGTGCGGCGCCTGCGACTGCCCGAGCTGCGGGCCGGCGCAGGGCTACAGGGTGGTCCGCGTGTGGGACCACAAGTCCGGACGGTTCGTGCACCGCAACCCGGACGATGACGATGACGAGGACGACGAGGAGTTCGAGCCGGCGTGCGAGCCGGACTTCGAGCCCGACGACGACCGCGAGTTCTGGAGGACCGGAGCATGAGCATCACCACCATCCTGCTGGGCCTGCTGGCCCTCGGCATCGTCAGCCTCGGCGCCGCACTGCTCATCGGCGGCATGGCCGACATGATGGGCGCGGCCGACGACGTGGAGGACCGCCGTGCGCCGTGACGCCATCGACCAGCGCCCGCGCGTCGACTGGGAGGACCGCGTGATCTGCGCCGGCCTCGTCGTCGCCGTGCTGGCCATCCTGGCGGGCATGCTGTGATGCGCCCCGCCGACCGCCTGCGCATCGTCGCGCAGCAGCACCACGCCGACCCGCTCGTCATGCGCGCGGCCAGGCTCTGGCCCGATGACCCAGACATGCAGCTGCGCTGGCTGCGCGCCGTCGCCGTCGTGCGGCGCACGAAGCGCGGCTGGCTGCTCGACCGACCCCAACCGAGGACACATCAGCAATGAACGCACCCATGCAACACGCGCCGCTGGCGCAAGCCGCGGCAGCGGTCGCCGGCCAGTCCGACATGGACCGACTTCTGCAGCAGCCGTTCCGCCCGCAAGACCTGATGCAGGGCGACAACCTCGATCGCATCGAGCGCATCGCCAAGCGCATGGCCGAGGGCCGCATGACGGTCCCCGAGCACCTGCGCAACAACGTGGGCGACTGCATGGCCATCGCCATGCAGGCCATGTTGTGGAACATGGACCCCTTCGCGGTGGCGCAGAAGACGCACATCGTCAGCGGGCGCCTGGGCTACGAAGCGCAGCTCGTAAACGCCGTGCTGCAAAACAGCGGCGCCATCCGCGGCCTGCCCTACTACGAATACCGCGGAGATGGCTCGCAGCTCGAGTGCCGCGTCGGGTGCGTGCCGCGCGGCGAAACCGAGATTCGCTGGGGCGAGTGGCTTTCCATCAGCGCCGTGACCACGAAGAACAGCCCGCTGTGGAAGACCAACCCGAAGCAGCAGATGGGCTACCTGCAGGTCAAGAACTGGGCGCGCGCCTACGCGCCGGGCGCGATCCTCGGCGTCTACACCGTCGACGAGCTGGCCGACCATGAACTGCCGCCGCCGCCAGCGGCCCGCAGCGCAGCGAGCGCCGCGCCCAACCTGCCGCCCTACGCTGCCGAGGCCTTCGAGAAGAACTTGCCGGCCTGGCAGAAGCTCGTCGCCGAGGGCAAGAAGACCGCGCCCGACCTGCTGGCCACGCTCAGCACGAAGGCGACGTTCTCCGAGGAGCAGAAGGCCCGCATCCTGAGCCTGAAGAAGGCCGAGCCCGAGCCGCCGGCCACCGCCGAGCGCGAACCCGGCGCCGATGACGAATGGACCGCGGCCTACGAAGCCGCCGAGGAGGGCGCGAAGTGAACGCAGAGATCGTCCGCTTCCACTTCAACTATGACCCCGCGACCGGGGCCTTCACCAGGCGCGATCCTGCTCGCCTTCGTCGGTCGCATGTCGGCACAGTGAATCGCCGCAAGGACACGGCATACGCAGTGCTCTGCGTCGAAGGCTTCAAGGTGTACGCGCACCGCGCCGCCTGGATGCACGTCCACGGCGACATCGCGGACGACCTGGTGATCGACCACATCAACGGCAACGGCCTGGACAACAGGCTGTGCAACCTGCGGCTGGTCACCAAGGCCGACAACCAGCGCAACCGGCGAGCGATCCGCAGCGGGGCCATCCACGGGGTGCACAGCCACCGCGGCGGCTTCATCGTCCAGTGCGCCAGCAAGTACATCGGCTGGTCGCGCGACTTCTTCGAGGCCTGCTGCATGCGCAAGAGCGCGGAAGCGCGCCTCGGCTTTCTGACCAGCAAGGGCGCCTGACCGTGAACATCACCAACCGCACCACCCACGACGTGCAGCAGGGCACCGGCCCGTGGCTGCGCCTGCGCGAGGGCTACTTCACAGCCAGCGAGGCCCCGGCCGCCCTGGGGGTCAGCAGGTACGTCACGCGCGCCGAGCTGCTGCGCCGCAAGCACACCGGCGTCGGCGCCGAGCCCGACGCGGCCACGCTCGGGCGCTTCGAGGCCGGCCACGCCGCCGAGGCCCGCGCCCGGCCACTGGCCGAGAACGAAGCCGGCGGCGAGCTGTACCCGGTCACGATGACCGCGGAGGTCGACGGCCTGCAGCTGCTGGCCAGCCTGGACGGCCTGACGATGGACGACACCATCGCCTGGGAGACCAAGCTGTGGAACGAGGAACTGGCCGCGGCGGTGCGCGCCGGCACGCTGCCCGAGCACTATACCGTGCAGATGGATCAGGAACTGCTGGTGTCGGGCGCGAAGCGCTGCCTGTTCACCTGCACCGATGGCACGCCGGAGCGCTTCGTGTCGTGCTGGTACGAATCCAGCCCCGAGCGCTTCGCCGCGCTGGTGGCCGGGTGGAAGCAGTTCGCCGCCGACCTGGCCGCCTACGAACTGCCGCCATCCGACGCCGAGCCCGCGCCCGTCGGCAAGACGCCGCAGACGCTGCCGGCGCTGCGCATCGAGGTCACCGGCGCCGTCACCGCATCCAACCTCGCCGAGTTCAAGGCGACGGCCCTGGCCGCGATCCGCGGCGTGAACCGCACGCTGAAGACAGACCAGGACTTCGCCGACGCCGACAAGGCCGTAAAGTGGTGCTCCGAGGTCGAGTCGCGCCTGAAGGCCGCGAAGGAGCACGCGCTCTCGCAGACCGCCGACATCGACGCGCTGTTCCGTGCGCTCGACGAAATCGGCGCCGAGGCGCGCGCGGTGCGCCTGGACCTCGACAAGCTGGTGAGCCGCCGCAAGACCGAGGTCAAGGAAGAAGCGGTTGCCGCGGCACGCAAGGCACTGGATCAGCACATCGCCGCGCTCAACGCCGAGATCGCGCCAATGCGCGTGCCGCAGCCGGCGGCC